GAGATGATTATCGTTCGGCTCAAATTTCGCACGTTTTGGCAATGGTTAATCGTGATCCGAAAGGCAAACCGCCAGAGCTTTCAGACTTTATGCCTTTTTACAAAGAGAAAAAAGAAGAAGATTTTGATGACGGTTCAGCCGATTACTTAGCAAATAGATAACGGAGTAAAAATGGCAGGCTCATTAGGACACTTGAATATTCAACTTGAGTTAGATCAGGTTAAATTCCAAAGTGGTATCAATAACGCACAAGGCAGAGTGAAACGCTTTACTGATACCACGACAAAACAATTAAGCAATATTGAGCGGTCGATGAATTCGCTCAATCGTGTATCTGCGAACCTCTTCAAAGCTGGTATAGCTGGTTTTGGTGCAAATCAATTAAAAGGTTTTGCCGATGGATACACAGAAATTCAAAACAAACTTCGATTAGTCGAAAGTGCATCAATTAGTAGCTCAAAAGGTTTAAACAATGTTTTCGATATCGCATTAAAAACTAACCAAAGCATTAATGCGACTTCTGGAGTTTATCAACGATTTGCTCAAAATGCCGAAACATTAAAAATTAGCCAAGCACAGGTTGCCAGTTTAACTGAAACAGTATCTAAAGCTGTTGCGGTATCTGGTGCAAGTGCAGGTGCAGCGGATGCGGCCTTGACACAGTTCGGGCAAGCGTTAGGAAGTGGGATTCTTCGTGGTGATGAATTTAACTCCGTAATGGAGCAAACGCCAGCATTAGCGAAAGCGATTGCAACTGGTTTAGGCGTTACAACCGGCGAGCTTCGCAATATGGCGAAAGAGGGCAAACTAACAATGGATGTTCTTGTTCCAGCGTTAGAACGAGCCAAAGAATCTGTTGATGACCAGTTTAACACTCGAATCCTTACTATTTCCGCAGCCTTTGAAAATCTAAACACCTCAACCGTCAAATGGATTGGTGAATTAGATAAATCAACGGGAGCGAGTGAGGCGTTTGCTAAGGCTATTAACGAAATCGCCAATCACTTAACTATCGTTGCGAGTCTTGCAGCAGGTGCAGGAGTAGTTTGGAGTGTTGGAAAAATCCGCGCTTGGATTGCTGCTAGTATTCAAGCATCTGCCGCTATGTCAGCACAGGCGGCTGCAACAAGAAATCTTACTGCTGCACAGCAAGCATTAACCGCAACAGGTAAAGGCTTAGGCGGCGCATTAGGTTTTGTTGGTGGTCCACTTGGCTTATTAACTCTAGGCTTGTCTGCTGGTGTTGGTGTTTTCTTAGACTACCAACAGAAAACAGAGGCAGCTAGACAAGAGCTGTTATCCTTTGCTGATTCATTAGATGTAACTACTGGCAAATTAGCAAACACTTCTGCCGCAGTCCTTGACGGAATGAAAGCTAAATTAGAGCAATCAATCACCGCACAAAAGGACGAAATTAAGCGATTAGAAGAAGAGTATGAAAAGCTCAACAGAATAATCGAGCAAGGCAAACAAATCGCACAGCAAAGCGGAAAAGCGGAAGATTCGGCGTATTTAGAGGCACTAGCAAAAGCAACTCAAGATTTGGCGATTAAAAAAGCTGAATTAGCAAAAGCCAACGAGAAACTAACTAAGTCAGAAGATGATTTAAAAACAATCATTGGACAGGTTCCCGTTGCTGAATTTCACGATAAATTAAGAAGCTTATTACCAACACTGGACACTTCCAAAGTCAGCATTGATTCAATCGGATTTTCTCTCGATGACTTAAATAGAATTTTCCCAACCGCTGAAAGTGGTGCTGCATCTATTACAAGTGCAGTTGAGCGAATGGGCGCAATGGCTATCTTGGTAGCGAGCCAGTTTAATGCTCTAGGGTTTAGCGTTCAAAATGCTTTAAGTGATAAGGCGACTAAGCTAATCGAGCGAAACAATCGCCAAATTGCGATTAATAAAGAAACCGACCCAGCTAAGAAACGCAAGTTACAAGGGGAGGATTTTGCGTCAAGTCAAGGCTTTGAAGCTGGCTCTGCCGAACATAAAGAGGTTGCTGCAAACTACGAAAAATTGCTCGAGTCACAAAATATTGGCAAGGGCGGTGGTTCGTCTAAAAAATCGAAAGGCGGTAAATCTTCTGGTGGATCTAAAGTTGACTATGTGAAACAGTACACCGATCAACTTAGCGAAATGGAACGCAGACTTTCAGAAATTCGAGCAAATGCCCAAGATATTTCTGTATTCGGTCAAATCAGCCAATATCAAGAGTTAAACAAAATTACTCAAGATATAGCGGCAAATGGCGAGAAATACGCTCATTTCGGTGCGGACGGTTTAGCTAAGCTGAAAGATATGGCTGCTCAAATTGATGCAGCACAACAAAGCGTAGCTATCGCACAATTCGCCTTTGATAATACTGAAAAACTGCGAGCAATGGAGTTTGAGCTTGAATTACTTGGTAAAACAAGACAAGAGCAAGAATTAATCCAATACAACCACCAATTAGACCTTGAGGCGGCTCGATTAAAAATCGGAATGTCACAGGAGAATATCACCAAACTTGATGAAGAAATCGCAAAACTGAAAGAGCGTAGAGCGGTTATTCAATCGACATCGGAACAACGAAGAGGCGATCCGATCGCTGGGATAAAAGATGGAATGAATCAACTAGAAGATTCCGTCAATGATGTGGCTGGAAATATCTCACAAATCACCCAAAACGCTTTCAATGGGATGTCTAACGCCTTAACTGACTTTGTTTTAACTGGTAAAGCCAACTTCAAGGACTTAGCAAAATCTATTTTAAGCGACATCACTTCAATGATAGTGAAAATGGTGTTGTTCAACTCTATTAAGTCCGCCATGGGTTCGTTCGGATTTGCTGAAGGTGGTTATGTTGGGTTTGCTAGCGGTGGTTATACTGGCGATGGTGGCAAATATACGCCAGCCGGTGTTGTTCACCGTGGCGAATACGTTATCACTAAAGAGGCAACATCAAGATTAGGGATTGGCTTTCTTAACCATCTTAATTATGGCCGCGGTTATGCCACAGGTGGAGCAGTAGGCTCTATTCCGTCAACCGGTTACAGACCAATGGCAGGCGGTAGCATTTCCGTCAAGGTGATTAATAATGGCGAGCCAGTTAATGCTAATGTTGAGCAAAGACAGCGAAATGGCGAAACAGAAATCACAGTAGAGTTAATCCGTCAGATAGCAAGAAATGAAACTAATGGCATTATTTCAAACAATATGCGTTCTGGTGGTGTGTTTGCTTAGGGGTAAATATGGAAACATTTAAATGGTGTATTAGACCTGATTTTCAGGTTGATAATGAGCCAACAGTAAATTCTATTGAATTCGGTGATGGATATACACAGCGCCAATTACAAGGGATTAATAGTTTACTCCGCTCTTATTCTGTATCGGTTAAGGTTAAAAACAAAGACCGCCTAGAAGTGGATGAATTCTTTAAAAAACACAAAGGGATTCATCCTTTTCTTTTTAAAGACCCATTTACCGGCAAAAATACCAAAGTTATTTGTAGTAAATGGCCAGCAAGAATGAGTTTAAACTTCACGGAGTTTACTTGTGATTTTGTTGAGGTGCCATAATGCCACAACTAATTAGCAATCAATTCAAGTTAGACTTAGCCAAGCTAGAGCAAAATGCACTCATTGAGCTATTTGAAGTGGATTTGCGAGGCTTAAAAGATGCCGACGGTATAAATGGTGAATTATATCGATTCTATGCTGGCGCTAACGAGAAATCACAACCTATCGTATGGCAAGGCAAGACTTATGAGCCATTTGCGGTTAAAGCTGATGGCTTTGAAATGTCAGGTAGCGGCCCAAGCAACCGACCAACGCTAACACTTGGGAATGTTGGTGGATTTATTACCGCACTTTGTAATCGATTTGAACAGTGTTTAGGTGGTGTTGTTAGACGAAGATTGGTCTATATGCACTATCTCGATGCGGTAAATTTTGATGGTGGCAATAAGCAAGCTGACCCATCACAAGAGGCATTGAGTTATTTCTTGATTGAACAGCTATCATCGCTTAATCGAGATGTAGCTCAATTTACTTTAGCCTTACCGTCCGAGACGGATAACGCACTTATTGGACGAATGATTACATCTACATGCAATTGGCTTTATCGTGGCGTTGAGTGTGGTTATACAGGTAGAGCAGTGGCGGACGAGAAAGACCAACCGACAACAGACCCGAAAAGGGATAAATGCAGCGGTTTATTGACTGGTTGCAAGTTAAGAAACAACACACACAACTACGGTGGATTTGTTAGCGTTGATAAATTGGGGTAAGCGATGGACGGTAAACTACACAATGAAATAATCCGTTACTCAAAATCAAAAGAACCACAGGAAAGCTGTGGTTTTGTTGTTTTAGCGGGTAGCGAAAAAGTCTTTATACCTTGCGAAAACGTAGCAGAAGATAAGGGAAATCATTTTGAGATTACGCCAGAAGATTACATTAGCGCATCAGAGAAAGGCGAGATTGTGGCATTGGTTCACTCTCACCCACAAGGTGAACCAAAACTCTCTCAATCAGACTTACAAACTCAACTCTACAGCCAATTAGATTTTTGGTTGGTATGTGATGAGCAAATTCATATTTTCCCCAAAATCACATTTTTAATAGGTCGTGAATTCAAGCACGGTGAAATGGACTGTTACACGATATTCAGAGATTTTTACCGCCTATCAGGCTACGAGATGCCTAATTTCGAGCGTAAAGATTATTGGTGGGAAGAGGGTAAAAATCTCTACTTAGACAACATCGAGAAACAAGGATTTGAGCAAGTAAACGAACCTCAAATTGGTGATGTAATTTTTATTAGTGTAGGAGCAAACGTACCCAATCACGCTGCGATTTATGTAGGCGAGCAGATGGTTCTTCATCACGCACCAAAACGTTTATCTAAGCGTGATTTATATGATGGTTATTGGCTTAAACACACTCATAGCATTTGGAGATACAGAGAATGGTCAACGTTAGATTTTACGGTAGCCTTAAACAGTTTGGCTCTGAATTTAGGCTAGATTGCAAAACGCCCGCCGAAGTAGTTCAAGCTCTCACAAGCCAAATTCCAAAACTTAGACAATTCATTCAGCAAGGCTTATTTACTGTAAGGGTAGGGCGAGATTACTTTGATAATCGCTATCTTGAGCATGGATTAAATCAAAAGCTTAAAGATGATGCAACAGTGCATTTCACTCCAACATTGAAAGGCTCAAAGCGTGGTGGATTATTTGGAGTGATTGCTGGCGTGGCTTTGATTGCAACGGCTTTTGCCTTGGGACCATTGGGATTTAGTGTTATCGGTGCAAATGCCGCTTGGATGGTCGGTGGAGTGGGTGCGTCAATGTTATTAGGTGGCGTAGCTCAAATGCTCACGAAAATGCCGTCAATGTCAACAGGCAAAGATGCTGAGAAGAAACAATCAACCAGCTTTTCAAATCTCTCAAATATGGCGGCTCAGGGTCGCCCTATGCCTCTCGCTTATGGGCGAATTAGAGTTGGCTCACTGATTATCTCTCAAGGCGTTGAGACGATGGATATTGAACGACAACCGCCAGAAGAGAAGAAAGGCAAATTGTTACCAAGATTTAAACGATAGGAGTTAGCAATGGGTAAAGGTGGCGGTGGCGGTCATACGCCTGTTGAAGCTAAAGAAACAAGCAGAAGTAAACAGCTTGTGAGAATAATTGACGTGGTTTCAGAGGGTGAAGTTGAGGGGCTTGCCGATGGAATGAAGTCAGTTTATTTTGATAATACTCCAGTTCAAAACAAAAATGGCTCCTATAACTTCAACAACGTTCAATTAGAGGGGAGAGTTGGTAGCCAAGCTCAAGATGTAATCGCTGGTTTTAACACTTCCGAAAAAGAGGTAAGCGTTGGAACTCAGGTTAGAAAGAATTTGCCGATTACACGAACCGTTACAGATAGCAAGGTTTCTCGGTTAAGACTAACAATCGGTGTTCAATCTCTATTTAGTCAGAATGAGAATGGCGACACAGGCGGAGCAACGGTAGAGCTTGTTATTACTATTGGCTCACAATCTTATCCTGTTTCAATTAGTGGGAAATACAGCTCTCAATACTTACAACAACACACTTTTGACAATTTGCCTCAAGCTCCATTTACTGTAAAAGTAGAACGAGTAACGGAAGATAGCAAATCCCAAAGACTTCAAAATAATACAGTTTGGTCGAGTTACACCGAGATTATCGACACAGAGTTTACTTACCCAAACACAGCCTTAATCGGCGTTAAGTTTGACTCTGAGTATTTTAGCAATATCCCAGCTCGCACCTATGACTTATTAGGCTTGAGAGTAAAAGTGCCGAGCAATTACGACACACGCACCAGAAAATATACTGGAATGTGGGACGGTACATTTAAAATTGATTGGACTGATAACCCAGCTTGGATTCTATACGATGTTGTAACAAGTAAGCGTTACGGATTAGGTAATAGACTTGGTGATTTTGGCGCCGATAAGTGGACTTTATATCAAGTCTCTCAATACTGTGACCAATTAGTCCCTGATGGTTTTGGTGGCCAAGAACCAAGATTTACTTGCAATGCTTGGCTAACTGAGCAGCGTTCTGCGTATGATGTGATTAATGACATCTGCTCAATCTTTCGAGCGATGCCAGTATGGAACGGTCAGCAACTAACGGTAGTAATGGATCGCCATTACGACCCAGTCTGGACATACACAAACGCAAACGTTGAGAAAGGCGAGTTTAATTATACTTTCTCGTCTAAAAAGTCTCGCCATAACGCCATTCAAGTTGAATACTCCGACAAAGATAACGGTTACGAGAAAGCGATTGAATATGTCTCTGATGATGAAGAAATTCGCAAGCACGGTTTAAATGTTAAAAAAATCACAGCGTTCGGCTGCACTTCTCGAGGGCAGGCGCACCGAACAGGCTTATGGCTGTTACAAACCGAGAAATTAGAGACAAAAACCGTTAGCTTTGCAGTCGGCGCAGAGGGCTTAATGCATGTACCAGGTGACATTATCAAAGTCGCTGATACGTATTACGCTGGCACCAATGTAGGTGGTCGAGTTTTAGCGGTAAACGGTAAAAAAGTTACCTTAGACAGAGAAATATCGGTCAACGGTAACAGTTACTTTAGTTACATAAACGCTCAAGCTAAACATCAAGATATTAAGATTGTTTCCGCTAAAGGTGCCGAAGTTACTTTAGACCAAGAGCCAGCAGGGCTAGAGGCTTACGGTGTTTGGTCGTTATCTACTCAACAGGTAACAAGCCAGTTATTCAAGGCTGTATCTGTAAAAGAAGAAACAAAAGGTAAATATACCATTACAGCCTTGCAGCACGAACCACAGAAAGAAGCGATTGTTGACAATGGGGCGAAGTTTGAGCCTAAAGCAACATCAATCCTTACTGTTCCACAGGTGAGTAACATTGGTGTAACGGTTA